CCGTTGAGACTCTGGTCCTTCATCTTCACTACTATACAAATTAGAAAATGCGTTTTCCGTACGAATTTTTTTTCGTGTCTCTTTCTTACAAGCGTGTGCTGTACTCTTACACACATCTACTTTTGCCATAAATTCTTTACACCTATCAATTAATGTTTGTAAGCTATTAATAACTTGTTTATGTTTTTTATCCTTACATCTATCGGCATAAAATTTATCTGCATGTTTTTCTCTTAAATCTTTACACTCTTGTGCTTGTTTACTAAGGGTATATGCCAGATCATAACCTATTATTTCATCTTCATTAACTGATTCAACGGTTATAGACTCTGCCTTTTTAATTCCGTTCTTAGTAAGCCTTGCTTTTACGCTAGACTCTTTCATAACTTGTCCACTCCTTATACTTATTAACCAGTTATTAAAAAAATTACCGTAATCACACACATGATGATAAGATCCGAAACTTTCCGCATAAGTCGTACTATCTCTATCATAACAACTTTGACAAAAATCTTCGCCATCCATTTTTGTATTTTCACATATTTTTTTACTACAACAATATTTATCACCAAGATGATATCTTTTACCTCCTTTTAAATAATTAATATAGTTTTTTAGAATATTTTGTGCTTTTTTGCTAAATATATTGTATTTTTTTTTTTCAAAAGTAATAAATTTATACATTCTATATATATATATATAATAAAATATTATAAAAGTTTATTTAATTTAGTTATACCTACCAATTCCATAAGTTTTACCTTTTCTAAATAATATTTTTTGATTTAATTCTAGAAATTCTGGTCTAAATTAAAATCTAAATTTAACAATAGATTTATCTCCAGTTCTTAATATTTTATTACCAATATCACATATTTTAACATTTTGTCTAATAGAACCAACCGCAATGTATAAATGGTTCATAATTTTTTTATTGTAGTGAGATGAGTAATTCGGCATTAAATTTCCTAATACACTTAAGATTTTTTAATCTTACTTCTTTTTTATTATTGATAAATTTTATATTTATACATCCACTTTACCTTTTCCAAAAATTTCACATTTTTTAAAGTTATTGTGAATAGATTTAATTGTTATTTTATAAAAATTATTATTAAAAAGACCTAACAACAGTCTATCACTTATTTCTATTTTCTCATATTTAATTAACTCTTCCAGATAAACTCTTCCAGATAAAACAATACCCACACCAGTTAATTTAAATACACTTCCAATTATACACAATATTTTTTAATTACAATAATAATAATAAATAATAATAAATAATAATAATTAATAATAATTAATAATAATATCTCATTAAAAATATATTGATAAATATAAAATGAGTAGATTAAATTGTAAATCAAAACCAATTTCTATTCCTCTAAATATTAAAGTAAATAATAAATATAGTTTAAGAAATTATAATAATTATCAATACATAAATGATAGTGACACTATTCAATCTCCTAGATCACAATTATATAGTAATAGTTATATATATTTAAAAAATAAATACTCTAATGATATTAATATTCCAAATCCATTTGGTAGAACTCCTCCAAATAAAGATTCATTTGATAAAATATATATGAATATTTTGGCAAATACATATTTAAATTATAAAAATGAATGATTTTTATTCTATTTTTTCAAGAATATAACTCCTTTTAATCATTTTTTTACCATTTATTTTATTATAACCTAAACTAATTATTTTAGGCTTCATTTTTATCATATTACATTTTAAAATTTGTCTTAATAAATTTATTTGAGGATGTTTTTGTTTAATATTACTATTACCGTGTAATGAAGTTAGTTTGGAACTTTTATATAAATTTTTAATATCATTAATTTTAGTTAAATATATCTTTTTTATTTCTAAATTTAATAATTTATCCCTACAAATTTCAATGTTATATAAATCTTCTATAGAGTTAAAATTAATATTTAATGGAAATAATAACATTTTAAGTATTTCAATATTAGAATATTTTTTATTTTTTAATATAATTGTTTTTGATTCCATTATATTATAAACTATTTTTTTTTTTAAGTTTGTTTTCGTACTTATCAATAATATGTCGAGGTGGGAAATATTTACAATTAGAAGTTATTTCTAATAATTTTTTTTCAAAATTAACAATAAAATCTTTTTCATCATGTCTTGTTAGCTCAAATTTTATTTGTATAAGTAGTAAATCATATTGTTCGGCTGAATTTCTAAAAATTTCTGCTTTTGTTTTATATTTAAATGCTTTTTGTAATGTTTGCAATAGTGATGATAATATAGTAATTATACCAACTGATAATCCCAATGCTATTCTTACATCATTATTAAAATACATAGAGGCTGATAAAAATGAAATTACACTTCCAATTGCAGTCATAACTATAGTTGGAATAAAAATACAATTATTTCTTTTTTCATAAAATACTGAAGTATTTATATGTATTACTTTTAATTCTTCTAATTTTGTTAAAAAATCTGTATATAAATTTTTTTCAACACTATTTATACTATATAAATCTAATTTACTACTTTCATCATCGCTACTATTTTTATTGCCATTATTTTGATTGCCATTATTTTGATTGCCATTATTTTGATTGCCATTATTTTTATTGCCATTATTTTGATTGCCATTATTTTGATTAATATTAATTGCTAATTCTTTATTAATTTTTTTATCTTTAATCAATAATTCCATTATAACTAGTATATTATTTATAATAATTTTATACTTTTAAGTGTAAAATTAAGTTAATTTCATGTTTAAAAGATAGATTTCCAATATAAGAGTATTTAACTATAATGTATAATATAAATATTATGTATTAGTTAGTAATAAAATATAAAATATAAAATATAAAATTTGATTTATTTTATTCATTTTTAAATATAAAATAAATGAATTTTCATAATCCACATGATATTGTTAAATTTGAAATTCATAAATTGTTAGAAAATATTAAAAATACATATCCACGATGGGATCTTAATTATGACCAATATACTGAAAATATTTTTAAAATTAAAAATAAAAATAAAAGATGTATGGGAAGAATGTGGGATATAGGAAAAATAAATGGAATATTAAAAATAGGCGATATTAATAAACAATGTAGAAATAAAGCTAAATTCAATGAATTATGTAAATCCTGTTTATGTAAAGATTTCCATGGAAGAGTTGATGAAATGCCTTATATGAAAACATTATATGTCTATAAAAAATATATAAAAAAACATGAAATTTTGGGTAATAAAAACTTTTTAAATAGAAATATTAATTTAGAAATTAATTTAAATAAATATAAAAAAAATATTGAAGAAAAATCACCTAAAAAAAAATCTAATAAAAAACATAAAGGTATGACTTTTATTAAACAATCTAATATTAAAATTAAAATAACTGATAATAAAGCCAATCCAAATAAATTAACAAATAATAATAGTGAAATTTACAAAAAAATGTCTATAAATAGTGATATATATGAATCATGGTGGAATTCAGAATTAACTGATAAAATGAAAATTTATGATAATATTAATAATTCCTATTTTACATTTGCTATTGAAGAATCGTCAATGGGTGATTATTTACTAAATAAAAATCAAGTCATTTTAGGTGAATTTAGAGATTGGGTTGATATTGAAAATAATATTCCAGAATGTTTCAAAAATGAAGAAAATAAAGTTATAGACCCTCATACTGTATTACCATTAAGAGAATATGAAATATATAGTGACAATGTAATATACCATGATTTAAATCCAACCATTTATAGAAAATATAGATATGATGATAATGCTGAAGAATTAATTTTTACTAACTCGATTGAGTAATGTTAGATTTTTATTAAAATTTGATTTTATAATTTTATTTTAATAAGAAAATAAAGAATGAACCAGAACCAGGATAATTTAAATCTTAAGAAGTATATTAAAATTGAAATTGAAAATTTAATATTAAGTATTTCACTAAAAAAAAAATGGGAATACAATAATCTAATAGATATATTTAAATCTGGAATTGAAATAAATACACAAACAGAAAATGAATCTAAAAATAAAAATATTTTATGTGTTGCTTTAGTAACTGGTAATAATTCTAAAAGACAATGTTCTAGAAAATCTAAATTTAATTGTTATTGTGGACTACATTATAATAAATTTTTGAAAACTGGATATATAGAGCATTTTAAAATTCAAGATAAATTAAATGATACTGTTTTTTTAGAAAAAAAAATTATAGATAATATAGATAATATAGATAATATAGATAATATAGATAATATAGATAATATAGATAATATAGATAATATAGATAATATAGATAATATAGATAAATATTTTTATAATGAATCTGATTATAATGAATCCGATTATAATGAAGATAATATAAATAATATATCTGATGAAAATATTTTTAAACCTATTATATTTGGAATATTTACATATTATGTAAATATTCTAAATAATATTGTATATGAAGAAGATTTTGATGAATATAGTGTAGTGGGTAAATTTTGTAATGGAGAAATTGTAAGTATTTAAATTTGATATATAATTACAAAATTATTATATTTTTTTAATGAATAGTTCTAACAAACAAACATGAATTCTAAAAGTATTAATACTGAAATTTTTAAATTAATTGAAATTTATTCCAATTTACATTTTGAAAAATTTTTAAATAAATTAAAATTAAGATTTCCCAAATCCATATATCTTGAAAATTTTAATTTAAAGAATATTCTTATAAAAAAATATAATATGAATAAATTTAATATGAATAAATTTAATTGGACATTAGTTAAAAAAAACCCTTATGAATTTGCTAATAATATTACTCAATCTGAATTAGAATTATATATTATAGAAGCAGATAAAAATTATTATAATAATGAATCTATTATAGATGATAATCAGTATGATATTTTATATAATTTTGTAGAAAATAATTATCCCAATTCTAAACTATTAAAAAATATTGGTTCCCAAGTTGTTAGCAAATATAAAATTACATTGCCTGTAATTTTACCAAGTATGGATAAAATTAAAGCTGATACAAATGCGTTAGAAAAATGGAAAAAAGATTTTAAAGGTCCATATATATGTTCTGATAAATTAGATGGCATGTCTTTATTATTAATTGCCAAAAATAGACAATATAATGCATATACAAGAGGTAATGGTATTATAGGACAAGATATTTCATGGATTACAAAATATTTAAAATGTGGGGATTTAGTAAATGGCATGATTCGAGGCGAGTTAGTTGTTTCAAAAGAAAAATGGCTAATATTAAAAAAAATATATCCAAAATATTCTAATGCTAGAAATTTCGTTTCTGGTTATACTGCTAAAAAAAATATTGATGCTAAAATGATGAAATATATAGATTTTGTAGCATATGAATATATAACACAAATTCCTTTAAAATTCAATGAACAATTTAAAATTATTAGCGATTTAAAACTTAATACTGTTTATAATATAATTTATGATAATGTAACTAATAATTCAGTAAGTACTCTTTTAGAAAATAGAAGAACAAATAGCAAATATGAAATTGATGGTATTATAGTTGCATCCAACTTAAAACCTTATAAAAGAAATTCTATATTAAAAAATCCTAAATATGCAAAAGCATTTAAAATGGTATTAGACGATCAAACGGCTGAAGTACACGTTACAGGAATAACTTGGAATCCATCAATGCATGGTGTTCTTAAACCAATTGTTAATATTTCAAAAATACATTTAGATGGTGTTAATATACAAAATGTTACTGGAAATAATGCTAAATTTCTTTTAAATAATACCATTGGTGGTAAAATAGGCCCAGGTTCTATTCTTAAATTGACACGGAGTGGTGGTGTTATACCTAAAATATTAAAAGTTATAACATCTTATGATGGTGATATTAAAAATATTTTACCAGAAAATTTTGAATTTAAATGGAATTCCACAAAAGTTGATATATTATTAATTAATCCAAATGAGAATAAATTTGTTAAATTAAAACGAATTGAACATTTCATGAATGCACTTAAAATACCATATTTAAAAACTGGACTTATAAAAAAACTATATGAAAATGGTCATACGACTATTAATAATATAGTAAATATTAAAGAAGATGATTTACTAAAAATAGATGGAATAAAAAATAAATCTGCAAATAAAATTTTAATATCTATAAGCAATGGATTGCAAAAAGCCACTTTAACTGATTATATGACTGGAACACATTTATTTGGTTCAGGATTTGGTAAAAAAAAAATAGATCCCATTTTAAAAAATATACCAAATTTAGTAAATATTGATCTTGAAAACCCAGAACAAAAAAAGGAATTATTTCAAAAAATTATTCTTATTAATGGATATCAAGAAAGAACAGCAAATAAATTTATTAATGGACTCGTTGATTTTCAAAAATTTATTCAACCTTTTAGTTATACTAATTTACAAGTATTAGAATCCAATAAACCAATTGAAAATCGTATTTATTCTGGCTATATATTCACTTATACCGGATTCCGTCCAGATTTAAAATTAAAAAAATATATAATTGAAAATGGAGGACTATGGGAAACCAGTGTTAAAAAATGTGTTACTCATCTTATATATAAAAATACAAACAAAAATACAAACAAATCAAATAAAATTATTAAAGCAGAAGCGATGGGTATTAAAATTATCGATATGAATGATATAATTTCTAAAATCAATTAATCTAATTATTTATTGTAATATCTTTATAATTTTTATATTTTATTTTTTATATTATGGATTATAGATTGCATTAAGAAAATTATTTAAAAATAATACTATACTATTTATATAGGAAGGGAGGGATTATTTTATAAGATGTACATAATTATGTCTAATAAAAAATGCCGCTTGTCCTGCTGTTTCAAATGTCCTTGCTAAAATAGTATTGTCAATTGGATTTGTTATTGATATCATCACTGGGCCCTTATTTGCGGGAATTACATCTAATGTATTAGCTAAAAGTGATGGCGACATTTGCCATGACCATGGATATTTACCAGTTGCCCAATTCCATCTACCATTATATTCTTTTTGGTAAGTTGCAAGTTCTTCTTTAGACATTGTATTTTCAATTGGCATGCATATACCGTTTTTATCATAAGTGCATCCGGGTGTTGAATTACAAATACCACTGTTGTCGAGCTTTCTACATTTAAGGAAATTTAGATTTGCTTTAGGACCCGCAATGCTAAAAAATTCATCATCAATTGGTTGATATTTATTTTTTACATTTAACAAACGTTCTTCTAAAAATCTATTTTTAACTTCAGCAGGATTTGCCCTTCTCGAATGTGATAATTTTGAAAGAATTCTTGCTTTATTATCTGGTCTTATTGCAGAACTTGCATTTATTAAAGGTAATGTTACTGGCAATGTTGGTCTAATAGATGAAGCTTCTGCTGGTCTAGCTGCATGTCTTTCTTCTTGTTCTCTTTTGACTATTGTGTAAATTTCATTTAATATTACAAAATAAAATCTAGGGTAATTTGCAACATCTCTAATAAATCGCATATCTGTAGGATCAGATACTAAAGCAGGACTCGCTGAAACCATAAAACCATTTGCATTTATAAAATTAGTTTCAGCATTACTTAATATAGGTATCAATCTTTTTACTAATAAATTCAATAGCAAATATTGATCACCATCAAACAATCTACTTATATTATCTGCATTTAATACTGAATTAAATCTTACTTTTAATTCTGGAGGAATATTTAGTGCTGATAATACGTCAATAGTAGAAAGTTCTACTTTTGAAATTGCCGCTATATCCGCAGATAAACTTACTGAATTACTTCTATTTCTTGCCCAAGTTAAAAAATCATCTCGCACGGCTATACCATCTACATTATCTGTATTAAAATCCATAATTCTTTTACCTCTTGCACTTCTTACGCAGTCTAAAAATCTTTTTATAATAATAGATGTAGCTATTGCTTTATCGTTATTATTTCCCAATTTCATTATTTCAATTATAACTTTATGTAAAACGCCGGGAATTACCAAGTTTGCTATATTATTTCCTGTAAAACTCATAAGATGTCTTAATCTACTTTCACTTGACTGAAGTCTAAATATACCTTCTATTTGATATGCTTCTACTGAATCCATAACATCAAATAACTTATTAATAACTATAAATACTTTCCCACCTATAGTTAATGTATCTTCTTTAGCTGCTGATGTTGCTCCGCCTATTATATTTATGTAGTTTCTTATTATTTTTTTTCCTAATCTAGAATTAACAGAAACTTTTCTACCTGTTAAGGGATTTATTATTTTTTTATACATTATATATTATATATTATATATATATATTAAAATTTTTATATATATATATATTATATATAAATGCATAATTACAGATTCATTGAAAATCCTAAAACAAATAGAAAAGTTAAATCTGATGGAAAAATCGGAAGACAAATATTAAAAAATTACCTGATGGAAATAACAGGTGGCAGTTGCGGTTATAATTTAAAAACTGCCAGATGTGGAAAAAAATTTAAAAATAACCCTGAATGGTGTGAATTAAGTAATAAAGGTAGATGTAAAAAAAGCAAACAAGGTAGGATTGAAGCACCTGTAAAAAAACCCACTGTTACACCGGTTCATGCCGCTGTTGCACCGGTTCATGCCGCTGTTGCACCGGTTCATGCCGCTGTTGCGCCTGCGCATGTTGGTATAAAATCATCTTTATTAAAACTAAGAAATTGTAAATTACCTAAAAACTTTGAATATGTTAAACAATTAGGCAGTGAAGGAAAAGATGGAATGACACTTTTAGCAAAAAATAATGCAGATGGAAAACATTATGCTGTAAAAATTTTTAGACCAAAAAAATCGATGCGTCAAATTCAAAAAGAATATGATTTTTTAAAAGCTGCTGCAATAGCCGGTTTAGCACCTAAAGTTATAGATTTAGGAGTTTTAAATGAAAATAATAAATGTTTTATGATGGAAGCTCTAGATAAGACATTAAAAGAACTTATTAAAGAACAAGGAGGGAGTTTAACTAAAAATCAAAGAGACCAAATAGTAAAATTATATGAGGGTTTAACTGAAATAGGTATATTACATAATGATGATAACGTATTACTAAATATTATGTGTAGAGTTAGAGATAATAAATTATTTTTAATTGATTTTGGCATGTCTAGAGCTATTACTAAAAAAGATATTAAAATACGCGGACCTAATCCCAATTTACGTTCTATACCTCTGAATTTACAACACGCATTAAGAAAAACTACTCATAATTTCCGAAAAATTATAGATGATTATGAAAATAAACATGGAGTTATAATAGACATTATAAATTATCGCATAAAACAAAAGGAAAAAAGAGTAAAAGATAGAATAAAAGCATTAATGGATAAAAGTAAAAAAAAGAGTAAAAAATAGATTTTAGTTAATAAGTTAATAATTAATCTAACCATTTATTTATTTTATAAAATTTTTTTCTCCATAATTTTTGAAATATCCTTAACCTATATGTAAATATTGATGTTAAAATATATTCATTTTTATTATAAAAATTTACTATATTTAATTCCATTTTTCTATTATTATTTTGTAATTGAAATTTATTTTTAGATAAACTATAAAATTCTTCTAATGATACATTTTTATAAATTGAAATAAAGTGTCCAAACGGGTCTGTTACATTACATCCATGTATTTTTAAATTCCATAATTCAGTATAAGCTAATTTTAAATTCATATTAATTTAAAATTATTTTATTATAAAAAATAAATTATTATTTATTATATCAAAATTTATTATTATTATCAAATTATTATTATCAAATTATATCAAAATTTATATACAACAAGGTTCTCCATTTATTATAGTTCTTTCGGGACTTTTCCATTTAGATGAATTAAACATTTTATATTTAATATCACTATTTAATTTATATTTCGAACCATTGATTTTTATTATAATTATGTAATAATTAATATCTTTTTGTTTAATAAAATCATAATTTAATTTAGTTATTTGTGAAATATATGCTTTCAAATTTATTTTTAAATTTGATAATGGCTTTACAGGTCTTTTTTTACATATTTTTTTACTGACAATATCTTTAAATTTCATTAACCAATAGAAAATATTAGTATTATCTAATTTACAATTTATTAAAATTTTAAAATCTGGGATTTTAATAAATCTTGTTTCATTTAGTTGTTTTACAATATGTGATAAATCTTTTTTCCTAGTTATATATTTTATAAAATTTTGTTTAGGAATTGGTAAATTTATTATATTATGCAATGACCGATACATGTCAACTTCAAATAACCATTTATTTTTTTTCTTTTTAAATTTTAACAACCTTTTTTTATGTTTTTCTATTTTTTTTTCAAAATCATAAAACATTTTACTAAAATCTTCTTTATCAACTAATAATGGATTTATTTTTAATTTTTCAACATTAACATCAATACATTTTAAAATTTCGTAATCGTTAATATATTCTTTTATATTTTTCGCAATCATTTCATTGATTAATAAATTTGTAATAGGAATTTTTGATGGTATTCCTGTAATAATCCCCATATCATTAACTCCTATTACTAATTTACCATCAATATTAGATTTTAAAAATCCAATTAAATATTTTGGTAAATAATATTTGATATATAATTTTAAATTAGAGATTATAAAATTTGTAAGTTTAGGATTCCAATACCCGTTAGTTAATATTTTCCTTATTTCATTTTTTGATAATATCAAAGAAGGACATATTTTTAAACAAAACTCTTTTAGCTCAGTACTGATAGTTTCATGTCCATAAAATTCACCAATACTTTTAATTTGTTCCATCGACATGATACT